AGCCAGAAACGGCAGTAATGTCGAATTTCTCCATCTCTGAAGACGGTCAATCGGTGACTTATTCGGTCAACCTCCTACCCGCTGACGCATCAAACTTCATCCCTTACGCAGACATTACGCAAGCCGAAGCTATCCAGTGGACGCAGGACGCATTGGGTGTTGACCGTGTAGCTGCAATGGAAGCTGAAGTCGATGCCTTGATTGCACAAGCGGCTATTCCTACACCACAGCCACAGCCTTTGCCTTGGGTTGCCGCAGAGTGAATAAGACCAACTTTGAACACGCTGGCTACGCTCTGGTAATGCAGGGTGTGGTGTGGCTGCTTACTGGCAACGCTTTGGCAGGTGCAATGCTCGCCGTTGGGTTCTTCTTTGGTCGTGAACACGCTCAAGCTGAGTACAAAGCAATCAATACAGACTTAGGCGGCAAGCGAGCCAATATGCCGTGGTATGCGGGGTTTAACCCAAAGTATTGGACGCTTGATGCTGTCCTTGATGTATTGTTTCCCACAGCGGCTGTGATAGCCGCGCTCATCCTTTCTAGATGGTACTAATATGGACTGGCAATATCTAATTAACTTGGGTGCAGGCGCGTTACTCGCGGTTGGTGGGTGGTTTTGTCGCCAATTGTGGGACGCCGTTGAGAAGCTCAAGAACGATATTGGCAGGCTTGAGCTGCACATGAGCGAAAATTATGTCAAGAAGTCCGAAGTCGAGAGCCTGCGGGCAGACATGGACAAGCGCTTTGATCGCATTGAAATGCTGTTAGACCGTCTATTCGATAAGCTCGACTCTAAGGTCGATAAGTAATGGTCACGGCGAAGAAGACCGTCGCCAGAGCGCCTGTGAAGCGAGCGGCAGTAAGAAAGATTTCGGCAAAGCCTGTGCCAAAGGCAGCACCACGCGACATGACGGACAAGATCCTTGACCTTATTAAGTGGGTGGATAACCCGTTCAAGCTCGTTTCCGTCATCTTGCTGTCCACCATAGCTTTTGCCGGATACTTTGCTTGGGATTCTCGTCAGGTCATCTTGGCTGCAATTAAGTCAAGTAACTCGATGCCACAGCTAAAGACGCATGATGAGCTTGTGCCTATTGCAAACAGGCTTGTAAAAGAAACACAGGCAGTGGGTTTGGTTATCAACAAAGTGAACCTCGCCACAAACTCACGCACAACGGTGCTGGCTATTGCTAATGAGGAGCGTAACCACAAGCTAGAAGGCATCACAGTATCGTTGTTTAACGAGTCCCCAGCACGAAACGCTGACGTTGTGTCTATGCTAAATAACGAGATAGCTTGTAAGCCGTTTGAGTCCTCTAGCCCTGTGGGTGAGTGGGCAAAATCACAAGGCGTGACGTATATGTGTCGTGGGTCAATACCCAATGAAATCGGTAAATTTGCAGGATATGTTGCTGTAGGGTTCAAAGCAGAGCCACGGGACTTAACATCCGTCAAGACCCGAATCATATTAGCCGCCTCGGAGATGGACAAATGAAAGCAAAATGGGAAGCATTTAAGGCGTGGTGTAACGCCAAGTGGGTGGCTGTAAAGGCTTGGTTTTCAAACGTGAGGTTCTAATGGATCGTTGGAAGAACCGGCGCAGGATGGCGTGGCTGTCTATGCTTGCGGGTTTAGTCTTCCCGTTGTTGATTTTGGTGTCTGAATCACCCACATTAGGCACGATTGCAATGCCGTTTTATATATTTGTGTCAGCGGTAGTTGGCTCTTATATGGGCTTTGCGACGATAGATGACAACAATTTCAAAGGTAAGTGATGTTTCCGATACCAAGCACACTGCTAATAAAAATTGGGGCGATTGTAATTGCTTTAGCTTTGGCTTATTGGGCTGGATACGACAGGATGCGAGACAAACATTTACTGTTTGTTGCCGAAGTCAAGCGAGTTGGCGAGGCTCAAGAGGCGGCTAACAAGAGTGCTGTTGAGATAGCGACGGTCATTACTGAAGGGGTTAAAGATGAGTATGAAACTAGGATTGCTGCTCTGCGTCGCCAGTACGCTGGTCGGGTGCAGCAGTGTAATTCCGGTAGCGGTGCAGTGTCCACCGTTCCCAAGTCCTCCCCCAGCGTTGCTGGTTCCGCCGACGACCCTGCCATTGTTGGTCTTTGCGCTGAAGAAACCGCTAAGCTAGTTGCATTGCAGAAGTGGGTCAAACTTAACATGGAGCGTTCTAAATGATTAGCAATTGGCAAAAAGCGTTTGAGCAGATGTTAGCGAGCGAGGGAGGTTATGTTCACCACCCTTCCGATCCGGGAGGACGGACAAACCTTGGAGTTACTCAGCGTGTCTGGGAAGAATGGGTTGGGCGTGAATCCAACGAGAAAGAGATGCGCAGCCTGACGCCTGAGATGGTGGAACCCCTGTACAAGCGCAAGTTCTGGGATGCGTGTAAGTGCGACGAGCTGCCGTCTGGCATCGACTACTTGGTCTTTGACTTCGCTGTGAACGCTGGCTGTGGACGCTCTGCAAAGGTGCTACAGACTGCCGTGGGCGCTACCCCTGATGGTGGGATAGGACCGATGACCCTAGCTGCGGTCAACGCCATCCCTGAAGCCGAGCTGATTGAGAAGTTCAGCCAAGCCAAGGAGGATTTCTACCGCAGCTTGAATACCTTTGACACTTTTGGCAAAGGATGGCTAAATCGGGTAGCGGCTGTTAAAATCAAAGCAACCTCTATGCTTGGGTAACCCATGCCATTAATTAAACTCCAGCTCAAACCCGGGCTTAATCGCGAAAACACCCGATATCAACAGGAATCAGGTTGGTATGAGTGCGACAAGATTCGTTTCCGCGCTGGCACGCCGGAGACTATTGGAGGATGGCAACGTATTTCGGCGAGTACGTTCTTGGGCGTATGCCGATCCTTGTGGAATTGGATCACTTTAATTGGCGCTAACCTAATTGGGGTTGGCACTAACCTTAAGTTTTACATTCAAAACGGTGGGGCTTACTATGACATCACCCCGATTCGGTCTACAACTACCGGTACAGCTACGTTTGCTGCCACGACAGGATCACCGATTCTTACGGTTACTGATGCTGCGAACGGCACTGTTGTTGGTGATTTTGTTACCTTTAGCGGCGCTGTAAGTCTTGGCGGGGCAATCACTGCCACAGTGCTTAATAAAGAATATCAAATTGTTTCCGTCCCTACAGCAAACACTTACACAATTAACGTGGGTGTAAATGCTACGGTGGCAGACGTTAGCAATGGTGGGGCTTCTGTTGTTGCGGCATACCAAGTTAATGTAGGTCCAGAAATCCAGATTCCGCTTGTAGGATGGGGCGCAGGTTTTTGGGGGTTAGGAACATGGGGCATTGGCACGGCATCGCCTAACTCATTGCGCTTGTGGTCACAAAGCAACTTTGGCGAGGATTTAATTTTTGGTCCTCGTGGTGGCGGAATTTACTTTTGGGATGCAAGTACAGGTATAAGCGCTAGGGGTGTTTTGCTTTCCTCATTGGGGGGTGCGTCAGATGTTCCTACCAAGCAAAATATTGTTATGGTGTCTGACGTATCTAGATTCGTTCTAGCTTTTGGAGCCAATGAGATAGGATCAGCCACACAAAACCCAATGTTAATCCGCTGGTCAGACCAAGAGGATGCGGCAAACTGGACTCCAGCAGCAACAAACCAAGCCGGTAGTTTGATCCTTTCTCACGGTTCTGAGATTGTTGCAGCGGTGCAAACTCGTCAGGAAATTGTGGTTTTCACAGATATGTCTGTGTATAGCTTGCAATATCTCGGCCCACCAGCGGTATGGGGTGCGACACTCTTGGCAGACGGGATATCTGTTATTGGACCAAATGCGGTAGCTGTGGCGTCTGGCGTGACTTACTGGATGGGTTTAGATAAGTTCTATAAATACGATGGTAACGTCACGACATTGCGGTGCGATCTGCGCCAGTATGTATTTTCGGATATTAACTTAACACAGGCGTACCAAGCGTTTGGCGGTATTAACGAAGCGTTTAACGAAGTATGGTGGTTCTATTGCTCGGCTAACTCCACTGTTGTGGACAAGTACGTTATCTATAACTACTTAGAAGACATCTGGTACTACGGCACGATGGAGCGTTCGGCATGGATTGGTGCTGATGTAAGCGATTACCCCGTTGCGGCAACGTATGACTACAACCTCGTAAACCATGAAGTTGGTGTCGATAATGTACAAACCGCCACGCCAGAGCCTCTTAATGCCTACATCGAGACAGCCGAATGGGATGTTGGTGATGGCGATTACTTTACGTTCATACGGCGTGTGTTGCCTGACGTTACATTTAGAGCCTCTACAGGCGCTTTAACGCCGCAACTAACCCTTACTATTAAGCCTATGAAAAACTCTGGTTCTGGGTT